ATTCTAAACTTTTCAGAGATTATTGCGGCCATTGAAAATTTCTCTCTTGCTAATAGGTTCGTAATTCTTATTTATATTTATAGTAGTAATTGGAAGTTATTTTCAATAACTTACATTGTAACCACTTAGAATATTCCAAGAAGTTCCATCACTATTTCCTTCAAACACATAACTTTGATTTTGAGATAAAGTATATGTAGCATATTGAGTAGTAGCACTGGCTACTGTCCTTACACCAGTTGTTCTTGCGTGTGTTCCAACCAAAAGTTCTAATACGTTTTTGCCACCCATCAGTGTTGGATTGAATAGTGTAATTTCAATGACAATGTTTGGAGAACCAACTGTTCCTCCCGTCGAATTAGTACCTTCATAACGTATTCTTTGGTAATCTGTTCCAAAAGCATAACGAGAAACTCTTTGATATGAGTTATCGGCACATCCAAACATAAACTTTGGAAGTGGTGGATTAGAAATACATAAACCATTGAAAACAGTAGCTCCAGAACCAAATGTCAAATAAGTATTTGAACCCATGTAAGTTGTGGTATAACCATTTCCAGCAATATAGAATGTGAATGGAAGATTGATAGTTAAGAAAGCATCATCAGCACTGACGTTTTGTAATCCAGTCCAATTTACAGTTGGTGGATAAGCACCAGCGTTAGCACCAAAGAGGGGAGCTTTTGTCCCAGAAACAATACTATAAGTAGGCAGTACTGGAGCTAAATTCACAATGTTTGAAGCACTTGCTTCTGTACTAACTGTTCTTAAATAATCTCCAGCATTATGAGAGGATGGAATAGTATTATATTGACCTCTTGAGACGCCAATAAAACGATCAGATAGTTTAGAGGTATATGTTACAACTTCTCCATTCACTAAAAGTTTTCCAGATGATGGGAATCCATTAGTATTAGCAACGTAGATAATAGTGCTGCTTGTCGTTAGTGGCATTTGTAGATATGCTCCCAATTCATTTGTAGAACCATAACCAAGATTCATCAATGTTTCTTCTGTGACAGCTTTTGACGACATGGAACGCAATTCAAAATCTTCGATGGTAATATTTCCATATACTCTATCAAATTGATCTAAAGATATACCACCTATTTCCAAGAATCCCATGTCATTAAATGCACCATTTTCAAATTTCTTTAATGTTGATCCTAAAGTTAATGGAGCAAATGATATCGTAGATATTCCTGGTTCAGCATAAGTATCAGAGAATCCTGTTGGAATAGATTTGATTATTTCTTGTTTTACAGAATTAACTGAAGTAGATTTGACATTTTCCCAAAGAGTATGTACATTAACAATAATTTGATTCTTTAGGGAAACAACAGAATTTAAATTCGTTAATAGATTAAATTGAGTTTCAGTAACAACAGAATCGTATTTAACATCAACTACAGGAATATTTTCATAGAGAGTATGAATACCAGTAGTTATTACTCTAGATGGTTCAAGAAGTTCAGTTGGACTGATAATAGATTCTGCTTGGTGTACAGCAAAACCATACTCCAAGTTTATCAATGCCGAAACTAATAATGTTGTTTTAATCTCAGGGAAGAATGTTAATTCTACTTTTGTAGTAACTTTCTTTTCTGGGTTTTTGATAATATCAAATCCCTTAGCAACATAAACTCGCGGTGGAGTTAAATATCCACTACCACCATTTGTCAATACAATATCAATAATTTCCCCTTTACTTTCTACAGCAAATCCACTTGCTCCACCACCCTGAGCAGGAGAAACAATAGTTCCTCCCTCATCTCTTAGTGGTTGAGGAACGAAAATTAATTTAGGAGCATTTTCATATCCATAAGCTCCTGGTTGAATTCTACTTAATCCATATTGAGAGTAGTTTCTATCATTCCATTCCAATTGAGTAACAGAACCATTTTGTATACTAGCAGTTACTGATAAACCTTCTCCTCTCCCCACCTCTTCATTCGGTGTTACACTCAATCTACCAAAGAAATTATTGGCAATTGAAGAATTTGAATTATATTGCGTTTTAAAAACTTTTTCTGGTAGCGATAGAATTTTTCTATATGATTTTTCACCATCAACTCTGATTCTGTCTCCGATATCAATAAAATTAGGTGATGTTCTCGATATGGAAGATCCTATTAACCATCCACTGTTTGTTTTTTGTAAAATCCCTAATGTTTCATCATCTCTTTCAAAATCAGAAACAGATACTATAGAAGAAGAAGGAATTATTAGATCACCGAGACCAGATGCCAAACCATTGATGATGGTGATATTTTTTGAAGGATCAAACGGGGCGTTTTGTGCTTCGATATACAAAATTGATCCAGTGTTTGTTACAGATACTCCTTTTGCTTTACCAATAGCAGTATAATTGGCAGTTGAAGTTCCCTGATAACAAATTCTATCAGCGTATTGTGCTAGTGGGGGAACATAATTTAAATTTATTTTAATTAAGTTAAAATAAGTATCCTCTTCATAATTAAAAGCAGTTATTGATGTTGAAATTGATCTACCATAATAATACAATATAACTATTTTTTGCCCTGGTAATGGTGGGTTGGTGAATCTAATAGAAGAACCTTGGATAAAATAATCTTTTGTTTTCTTTTGTAATACTCTATCAACAAAAACTAGGATATTATTATCAATAAAAACTTCTAGTGGTTTTTTATTGATAATTCTTCTCATGATAAATGGTCCATATGTAATTCCATCAACAAGTGATGTGTCAATTTCCGCTATTTCATAACTAGAAATTGAATATGCTCCAAAAACCTGACCAGACTTAGGTGGTTCTATGAAGACAATTTCATTTGGTGTTACTGTTCTTCTGATATAATAGGATCTATCTATTGGGAAAGTTGGAGTAATTCCTGCGGTCTGTAAAACCCCATCAATCGTAACTAATAAATTATTGCCCGATTCTAAAACAATATTATTATTTGAATCATCAACCAGTTGGAAAGTAGTTTTTATACCATCAAATTGATTTGATACATTTTTAATCTTTTTAAAGAATTGAGAATTGACTGTTGTATCTTTGTATCTTAATATTTTTCCAATGAATTTTTGTGATGGTGTATCAACACCCTCCACATATTGAGATGGTGTAATACTTTGCCCTTGACTATTTCTATATCCAAGTGGCGCTTCTTTAAAAGTAATTTGAGTATTTGATACCGTGAAAGACAATCCTGGTTGCTGAAGAATACCATCTAAAGAAATAATTAGATTTTCTTGCTGTGGAACAGCAACGGGATTATTGCTTCCCAATATTTTCATAGTGAATATTTTATTTCCTGCTCTATTTCCATTTGAATCAAAATAACCATTGAATGGAGGATCTAAAATTATTTCAAAACTTGATGTTTCGGCATCATCAAATGAATTAACAAATAAAGCACCCTTTCCTCTTTGAACATCTATAAAAGAAGAATTTAATATGGATTGAGTAACAGTTCTATATGTGTTCTGAACTGTAACTTTATTTTTTTGTGGATCCCATAATTGAATGGTGGAAACAGAATCCAAGCGGGGTGGATTCGGTTTCATTCTTGCTACGGCATCAGATTCAATAAAAACTTCACCAAATAATTTAAATCCAGCTGGGTGAGTTGACGCCTTTATAAGAGCTCGCCATATGTCAATTGGAGTTCTAGATCTAATAACGTAAGAGTAGTCTTGGTAGAAATTGGAATCTGTTAATTTTTGCGAAGATGTGCTTAATTTTGATTTATCGGAAGCATAATATCCCAAATTATCATAATAAGATTTGATATCGTAATTAAACTCTCCAACAAATGAAGATATAACCTTAGCAGTTTTTAATTGTGTTTTCCCTGTAATTTGAATATTATTCTTGAATTCTCCCTCAACTCTGTTCAATTTTAGAATATTACTTCCTTCTTTCCATCCATCTTTTGATACATATCCTTTTGCTATTAACACACTTCCATCGTATTGCTCTACTATCTCACCTTCAAAAAATGCTTTTTCTGGGAAGTCTTTTAGAATTAAAATTCTGTGTGATGTTATCTTTCTTTTTGTGGTATAATCAGCATTAAATCCTTTTCCATTTTGAATAATTGATACTTTTCTAGGAAGACCAATATTGGCGCTTTCAAAATATAATTTTACATCTGTTTCAATAATCCTAACATCAGGTTTGTAAGTAAATCCTGTTCCACCATTCACCAAAATTACTGCTGCTATTGAATTATCTGTAGATTTTCTTACATCAAAAACAGCACTTCTTCCATCTCCATTAACCACAATTGCCTTTGGTTTGGAATAATTTCTACCAGGATTAATGATAGAAACTCCAATAATACTCTGAGTTTGTGAATTCCATTCAATAGATACAGTACATTCTGAAGAAGCTGCTGGACGAACGCCAGCAACAACTGGAACAGAAGACATACTGTTTCCAGAATTAACTAACTTTACTGTGTTTATTTGACCAATAGCATTTGTTGATGTAGTTGTGTAAGAAATTGTTCCATACCCAGAATATTGTGGATAATTTGATACCTCATACACCATTTCAGATGGTGTTGTATAGATGATTCTATGTTCTCCCTGTAAAGGATCATCAATTAATCTTAAATATGCTTTTTCAGAATCAATAATATTATTTTTATCATAAAAGTAATAGTTAGTGAATTCGCTAATTTTTTTATCAACAAAATTATTCGAAGAAATATTTGCGCCAAATCCTATTTTTAAAGAAATAAATGAATTGGCAAATCCAGGTTTTTCTATACTTTTTTCTACTTCATTAGTTAATATATTTAAATTTCCGCTTGGAGAAAATTCCAAGAAACTACCAGCTAACGAAGGGTGTGATGTATCAAATTTATACTTATAGAATTTTTGAATAGGTATTACTGGATTTTTTCTCCAATTCACATTATCATATGAAAATTCGAATTTAAATTTAGGTGTTTCAATGACATCTACAACTCCAACTAATTTTCTTGGGGTATTTTGATCGTAAAAGAAACTAGATGAAGTTATAGGATTTATTGTAGTTAATGTATTTCCAGATTCAAATGTGAGCACCAATTCCCCAGTTTCTGGATTATATGAATCTACAAAAGGATCAGCGACAGTAGTACCTAGTTGATAACCAAACGTCAATTTATATTGAGGAGATTCCGAGGAAACATTTCTGCTAAAAATGTGATCGGCAGCAATAGTATTTTTTTGACCACGCAATACGACTACAGAATTCTCGTTAGCATTAATGCTAACGACTTCCATGATTTCACTATCTATTTTTAAATAATCGCCAGTTGATATAGAAGTAATCTCGTTTAAAAATAATTTAGTATTTGATGATGCCAAACCAGCATGATCTACCTCGATTAGTAAGTTTCTAGCAGAAGATGATAAGGGATTTTGATATCCAGAAGATGGAGAAATTGTTAGTATATCTCCTTTTTTGTAAAATTTACCTTTAGATGTAATGATAATCGAAGTAATCAATCCACCAGTTACTGTTAAAGTAGCTCTGGCATTATTTTGGTTACCAGGATTGCCGATAACTGCTTCAGAAATATTAGAAACTATTTGCCCAGTTTCTCCTCTGCATTTTGTTTGATCTACAAAAATTAATTCTACATTAGTTAACGTTGAATTGCCGTTGGTATCATAAGCATATTCAGAACCACTATTCAATAATACTAATCTACCAACACCACTATCTACAAGTGTTTTATTATAAAATGGTGTGCTTAATTTTACTTTTTGGTATATTTTTTTTCTAGTGTATATTGTAGTGGTAGTATTGAAATCATCTGGAATAATGTCAACAACAATATTATCATTTACTGATATCCCATGATTTTCTGTAGTTTTTAAAACCGCAATTTTATCAGTTGATGATAATACTTTTATGTTGGAACTTAATGGTATCTTTTGTACAATTTTACTACCAACAGTATCTCTTAAATCATTAGTTCTTAGGAAATATGTGGTATCAACATCAAAATTTCCTCTTTCTACCCTAACTTTACATACATTTTTTTGATCTGTTGATTCCAGTACTATGCCATATCCTTTTTGACTTAAAACAACAGAACCAGGGGGGGAGATGTCGGGTAACAATAATGCTGGACCATTTAGTGTTGTTGCGACCTGAAAATTTGTGGGAGAGGAATTTACGACATAGTAAATTTTGTTGATCAACAATCCAGCAAAAGCACTGGAAAAAACGATTGGTTCTCCATTAACAAACGTATTTGATGCTAGATTTATTTTATTCGAAGATGTTGATAATATGATTGCCTGTTTTCCATTTGTCAGAAAAACTTCGGAACCAGCTGTATATGTGGAAATTTTATCAACCACCAAGTTAACGACTTCAATAGTTGCTGAGGCAAAATTAGTATTTGATGGTTCGAAGTTTTTTGTTACCTCTTTTAGAATAATAGTTTTTCCGTTGAAGACATTACCAATAATTTTTCCAGAAGCAAAAGTTCCTGATTGTAGTAATGTATCTCCATCATACAAATAACAAGGAGATTCTGTGGTAATTTTGACACATTTATCTAAAGATGGTGGCAAAAGCACTAAAATACTATTATCTCTTAGTATAACATCAGTCGTGTTTAAATTGTAATCGGAAATATCTCTAGCATCAATTGTAATAGAAAATCCCAGACCATTAACATTTACTGGATAGTTGGTAATACCAGTAGAAGTTAACTGAGAAGTAATACTAGCTGAAAAATAATCAAAGAAAGTGTATATACCAAAAGAAGATAGGAGAGAAGATACCGTTTTTCCTTTTACGCTAGAAACTTCCGCTAAAATATCTTTACCACCAGAATTAGTGTAGTCAACCTCTACAGCACCACCGATTGAGAAATTGGCAGTTGAAGAAAAAACAGAAACATTAGAAACAGAACCTGTTGTAATATCTTCAACAAACGCTATAACTCCATCTCCATTATTTTCAGTTCTACTTGTTCTTAATCGAGTAATATTGTTGGGCAAATCATCCTGCGAGATGGTTTTGTTATAATTTGAATCTACAGGAATAGAATAGTAATTTTTTCCTAAGAAATATGGATATGCTGGAATATTATTAGACTCTATAGTCAGAAAATACGCATATACTCCTTCTGGATAATCTGGAGTGACACAAAATCTTCCATTGTTTTCATCTAAATCTCCAAAACGATGAGAATATTCATAATCTTCGATAAAAGATCCCAACGCATACGCATTTGTTGATGGTCCTCCTGGTCGGTTTATTTTTAATCTATAACTAGAACGCATTCTCGCAACAGGTGATTGTGGATTCCCCGCTGTTTGATATCCATATGGACCGTATATTGGATTGCCGTCATAAGCATATCCAATAATTGGAGAATGTGTCAATGTCGCTGGAACGTTGCCAACGTTATCTAAATTGTCGTTTAGAGCAACTCTTAAATCTTTTGGATTTGCGACATGAGAATATCCATATCCAAAAGATATATTATTATTGATAAAATAATGCCCATAATTAGTATCTAAGTTTGCCTTTAGTTTCTCGAATCTATTTTTTGTCCAAGTTCTAACAACAGAAATTGCTTGTGCTCCAGAACCAACGGATTGAATTTCCACCGTTGTTGTTCGTGGATCGTAAAACTTTCCTTCGTTATTCTTGACAAATCCTGTGAGCTGACCTTCATCGGAAATTACAGCAGTAAAATCAGCAAATCTTCCTTTTCCTGAAGAGTCTTTAATTATAACTCGCGGAGCAGTTGTGTAATATTCGCCAGCATTTGTTATCTTTATACTCGTAATTCTACCATTCGTGATGATTGGTTCTACAGTAGCATTTCTTCCTGAAGTTATAACTATTGTTGGAACTGGTGGAAAAAATCCACTGCCAGGGTCAATAACATCAATCCTATCAATTGTGTCTCCAGATAATACTGCCTGAACGTTTGCTACTCCACTAACTCCAGCACTATCAATAACTAACACCTTGGGTGGATTTAAATATCCACTACCTTTGTTAGTTACTTGAATATTTGTAATTTCTCCAAAAGTTATTGTCTCTTCGTCCTTTACTCCTCGTATGGGGACGCCATTAATTAATACTCCAACATCTTTATTACTCGTTTCATAAATTTCTGTAGTTCTTGTTGGTGATTTTCTGATTAATTTTAGATGTCTTTGATCTTCAAGAGTAATATTCCATGTATTTTTACCAATATTATAAGCAGGATATCCAGAAGAAGCGATATAATAATATTGTTCATCCTCATAAACAGCAGAAACATTTACTGGCACTTCTGTCAATGAAGTTATAGAGGAAAATGTGTTATTTTCGTTTAATAACCAACGAACACTATTCGTTTGCTTTCTAAAAATGATTGGATTTTTTGTTTCAAATCCAGATGTAGCAATTTGAATGGAATCGCCAACCGAAGAATAAGGAGTTGGGATTTTTTGATCTAAATTATATAAAATACCTAAAATTAATAAACCTCTTGTTTGAGTAGATCCAGTGTTGTCAATAAAAGAAATCGAAACATTAGATTTCTCGTATACAGGAGTATTTGCTGAGTATGTTATTGGATTTGAACCTCTCGATTCAATAACAAATTGATTTACCGTTTTTGATTTAAATTTTACAATTTCTGTACCAACAACAAATTCTCCACTTGTGTTCTTCCATCCAGCAGTTGAGTATACATTCACTCTTTTGTTCGCAGAAGCGGTAGATAAGAGTGGTGATGTTAAATATGTTTGCGAAATTACAGAAAACTGCCCAATTACGCTAGATTCCGCGAGGATAACCTCATAAAATCCTTCACCGATAGAAATAATGTTATCAATAACCGCAGAAGCATAAAGAATAGAAGAATTGCTAGGATCTTCGGTTTGATTAATCCTAGAACCAATTAGTTGACGAATATCCGATACACTACCTAAGATTTTAACCTTTAATGAATAATTATTAATCCATTCACCATTAGAAGCTTTATATGTCGAATCTTTTGGATACCAAACTGTCGGATCATTTGGTAGTTCTGATGGTACTAATGAATTGAATAAAAATTTGATAGATGATTCTGTTCCTTTAGCAGCATAAAACTTTTTGATATTCTTAATCAATAAAGATTTATCTGCTGTTGTTTTAAGATTTGCTTCTGGGAAAGAAGACAAGTATTCTTTCTCAAAATTTTTGACTAAAGAATATAAGAACAGATGACTAATATTAAGAACAACATCTCCCGTCAAGAATCCTACAGTTGTTGGCGTTCCTACACCAACTTGATTGTTAGGAACTGACTTAAAATCAATTGAAGAATAAAGGTCTCCCAGCTTAGTTGCTGCGCTTACATTTCTATAACAATTTACAAATGAAGTAGCAGTTTTGGTTTTGTAAAAAATAACTTCACTACCAATTAGAACATACCCATTTGTACTTGGGAATGAAGAAGTATTTTCTACTAAAATCGTAGTATCTGTTGGTAATACGTTTTGCGTTAGAACAGTTTCTTGACGTAATAAATCGTGAGCATAAGTATCAATATCACGATACTTAACTACATTGTTAACTAAATCAAGAGGTTGTCCTGGCAACTCAAGTTGTTCATAATATTTCTGCATAAACGCAGAAAATTTAGGATACTCAGATGCTATAAAATCTGGTAACTGATGATCAACGAGAGCAGAAAGACTTTTTACTTTGGATGCCATTTACTTCTATTCTTGAATTAGTGTAAAAGAACTTTTTTCGATGTCTACATCAAGATAAATCTGACGTTTTGCGATAATATCATTATATTGTGGTTTTAATCTTATTTCTATTTTATTATCAGAGAATGACCCTTTGATGATATTTAAATTGTATAATCTAACATCACCCTTGACATAATCAATCTCACCTTGCTCAGAATTTAAAACTATCTTATCTCCAGTTTGAGAATCTAGACGATACAAAACTACTTTGGATCCTCTATCTTCAAGATAAACGATGTTATTTGGATATTGTTGTACAACAAATCCTGTAGAAACCAAAGTTTGTGTATCAATATCGTCATCGAATGGATTACTCAAACAAAATTCATAGTAAGCACTACTATTTAATGCTGGATAAAAATCCTTTCTCATGATAATATCAGTCAAGTTGGATTTTATTGCTTTATCTGAAGCATCAATCGTACTAATTGCTTTACTGTATCTGAACTTACCACCAAATTTTTCGGTATCTGATAACTGAATATACTTAGTTAAGTTGGAAATGACTCTTTCTTTAAGTTGATTTGAATTTAAGTTTGTCGAAGACTGGTCGTAATACACTCTTGAATTCAATTCAACAAAAATGATGGACGGGTCAACAATTTCAGGGGTGACAGCTGCCACAGCGTACTTTTTAATTTCCTGAAGAATTAAATTTTTGGTGTAAGATGAAAGAAAACTCAATTCTCTTGGTTTGATTGCGACTTTCACTTTTCCATATTCGGGAGGATTATCTTCTTCACCGCCATAAGAAATAATGTCAGAGATCGCTGGGTATATCCTCCTTACAATCGCTTCGTAGTCTAGTGTTGTAACGGCACGATTCTGCGCTCCAAAACTCGCTGGAGCGTTCTGTTTGATGCTCTCTATACTTTCTATACCAGCTCCACCAAACGCCTTAGTGAGCGTCGTGACGCTATTAACAGCAACAGTAAAATTGGTATTGCCAGCAACGTCTGCGATCAGACCATTGTATGTAAAGACAGACGCTCCATTTGTCGCATCAGCATTCGTTGTTAAGTAACTTATCTCAACAACTTGACCTGCGATAAGTTTTTTGCCGAAAATTCCGTCTCCAAAGGTTATCTTATAATTTTCATCTTCAACTTCAGTTACAAAATATGTCGGAGAAGTAGCACCAACATTTAAAATGTTATCCGACTGTACAAACTTTTGAAAAGAAGAAGAATTGGAACTCTCATAAACATTGATTCTAATTGATGAGGTATCAATGTTTTGATTTTGTAGAATTATGCTGTAGGATCCAGTATACGCAGGAACAGTATAAGTATTTGAAATATACAGACCTTCGTAAATTTTAATATCTGTGAAATTTATGGAGTTATCTGGCAAAACGTTTGCTTGTACATCATCAAGCAAAACATATTGATACACAGTTTCATCAACATTCGTGAGAAATGAGTTTCCTCTTTTTAAAAATACGGATTGAGGTAAATTAACTCCACTTAGAGTAACATTCAGATTCACAGCAGCTGCCGCTGCTACAGCTGAACGTGGAGTGTAACCCAATTCTTTTGCTCTCGCAACAACATTATCTCTTAGGGTTGCTGAATCAAGAAAAGTTTCATTAACGCTCATATTAGCGTTAAATGATGTATAATACGTGTTATATGCCAACACGTCAAGCAATGTTCCAAGGGTAGAACCCTCAAAATCATAATCAGTAAATTCAGAATTAGCTCTTAGATAATCTCTAAGAGCATTTTTTATTTCAAAATAATCTAAACTTGTTAACTGATTATATGCCATTAGACTCTAGTTCTTTCTAGGAAGAGGGTAATATTGTCGGTTTTTTCTGGTAATCCAACAATAGAGTAATCAATCTCTACGTCATACCCATCGTCATCATAGTTAGGATCAACATTTACTGAGTTTAATAGCACTCTTGGTTCAAACGCATTGATGGTGTATTCAATTTCTTCTCTGATAGAAGTGGCATTAATGAAATCTATTGGTTCAAATAGTAGTTGTGTGACACGACTGCCAATATTTGGATTGAAAAATCTTTCACCAGGGTAAGTGGTCAAGAGATTTTCGACGGATTTTTTAATCGCAACGAAATCCTTGACCACCATAAGATCATTTGTAATAGGATTTTTAGCAAAAGTAATGCTAAGATCTTTAAATGACCTACTTTCAGGCATGAGAATACTCTATTTTATTATTATTTATACCCCATTCTCAATGCCAACGCTCCACATAATCATCAAATCCACCCTTGCCACCACAAGGTCTAGACATTCTATCTTCTGGTGGATTGTTTTTTCTTGAGTTACTTGTCGGAGTCATCGCTCCATAGTCTGTAATTAGTTTTGTAGTGCCCCAGTTTTCTTTCATATACGAAATATCGCGGTCTACTTGATATTTTGCCATCTGTTTTTCTCCAAAAAGGTTGAAACAGAACTTTTTACGGGGTTCCTATCCCGTTATATCTTTTTCTTTGGTAGTTTTCCAAAAATATTCATCGGTATCTCCCAATCTTCCCCACTTCAGACCAATCTCAGTGCGATAAAACCGAGTGGATATCTTAAAATCGGGAGTTTTGGGCATTTCTGGCGTTCTAGACGGACTATAAACGCGCATACGATTGTTAGGATACAAGACAAATTGCCCATTTTCCAACAAAATACAGTTGTGAGACTTGTGCTCTTCGGGTAATTCACTTGTTCCACAGTCAATTTTGTCGTTGTATGGGTGATAATTGTCTAAACTAAACAAATATTGCCCACGCAACTGACCAAAATCGCGGGTGAAGACCTCAAAATCGAGTTCTCCAATGTGTTTTTTCTGTACACAGACAACTCCATAGCTCATACAATCCCAAAATTGTAGATTCTGAAGGTTCATATCTGGGTTTGGAGTCTGTGGAGCTCCACAAAATGCGCTAATTGGTAGTTTATCGTAGAGTGCTCCGTATTCTGGGAGGTACGTTTCAAAATAAAAAGCACGCCCAGGTATGCTTTTCGCACATACCCAGACGCCCTCTACAAATTCACCATGACCATCTTGTAGGTCTCGCAAGTATTCTTTACGAACCCAGACCTTTTGGGGTGGTAGATTGGTGATTAATTGACTCATTTTTTATGAACCCTGCCCACGATAGCGTTTTTTGCGTCCATTACGTGAGGATGCAGCAAGATTTGTATTTTTACTGCGACCTTGACGAGTGCATTTAGGTTTTCCAGGGACATAACCAGACTTGTTGAAACTAGGTGATTTTGCCATAATACATTAATTCGAAAATACGTTACTTGTGACGGAGACAATTTTAATATTGTTCGCAATATTTAGTTGATCTCCAATATGTGCGATAGGTTGCTTCATGTGAAACACTGTGCCATCGGCTTTTACTACTCTTTCGACGGAGCATGTAGATGAAGGATTCGTACATGTGTTGCCTTGAGAAGGACTCAAAGATTCTCCATTTACCATTACAGGGATTTTGTTGACATAAACTTTGTTACTACTTCCAGTTCCAGATAGTTCTCTTGGTGGAACTTGACAAGGGGTTGGGCATGTGCTTCCACTGTCAGTTCCCCTATACGTTGCTACTGGTCTTCCGTTTCCTGCTGCCATTTGAAGATTTTGATCCTTCCAATTTATTTAGTTTGTCATACAAAGCATCCAAAGCCTCATTGAGTTTTACATAATCCTCCCCTTCAGGTGGTTTGTACATGATGATAAATGGATCTGGTAATCTTGTAAGACGTTCTTCAATTTTTCTTACTCTTTTTTCTAGGTTTTGAAGTTGACTCTCCAAAACCCTGACCTGCTGATTCGTTTCGGATATTAACAATTTGCTTAAGGTCGTCCTCCAAATTTGATTGTTCATCCATTGTATCTCCAAATGTTGCTGTGTCTGTATAAATGAGTTCGCCAGTTTTATCAAATGTTGAAATCTCTAAAGAATCATCAGCATCATACAAACCATTATACCACTTATCTGCTAAACTTAACATGTGGTCTGCTAATTTGTCATAATCATTGAATGATTGATCATCAATCACCTCACCGTTCTTGCCGATGATTTTGTATTGTATGGTTTTATCTTCAGTCATTTTCTTCGCTTTCGTCAAAAAATTCGTCAACTTTTTCTAATGAAACTGAACCATCTTTGTTCACTCTCCATTCTACTACATTCCCTTCTTCCCATCCAATAGATTGAACAAGTTCGTCAGGTAATGTGAGAAAATATTCATCGAAGTCTTCGTTGTATTCTACAGTTGTTTCGTATACTTTAGGTGTCATAATTGTAACATAACTGAATTTATATAGTTAGTAAAAATACAAAATGTGTTGACGATGCATACGTTGCTGTAAATACTCTAAAGCATTGTAAAAGGCAACCTGATGAAATTTCAAATGTTTTTGAGATCCTCGGTTGCCAAATACAACGATTGTAAATTCTCTTTCGCTTACTAATACATGAGTAACTTGCTCCATCAGCAGTCGGAAGATTCTACATCAAAGAACAAAAACAGATTGATACGCTTCTGACGACAACGATTCGGTTGAGTATTAATCACAGTCGGAGGGACAACCACAGGACCACCAGATCCTTGAAAGAAACTCGGTGGGTGGTATTGAATCTGAGATTGAGGTGCGTACTGAGCAACGTTAACGTAGTTTTGGCGTAGTTTGCCATACCTACGAACAAGATCTGCTTCTACCTGTTTCATGTTTTGAGTGATGCCAGGACCAGGGCTGATGTGAATCTTACCACCGTCTGGAGTGTTGTATGTGGCACCGCGAGGTTTATCTGACCATTCAGTGGCATACTGTTGAGCAATCGCATATGAGCTCAAAGGAAATGCGATGGTCGAAGCCATGGCACCAGCAATTACGAAGTGTTTCATAGTCTTATTGATTTCTTGCTTTTATCCTAACAGGTTTTCTGGGACTTGTCAAGCTTTCTGTGAGCATCTTCAGAAGTTCTTTGAGGACCATGAAGATATACGAAAACTCTTCGCTTGGCGTGGTTCGAGTACTTAGAGGACTTTGAGGTTTTTGAGTCATTTTTGTCTGGGAAAAATTTTTTTTATGAAAGCGAAAACAGTCGAGCGTTTTCAAAGTTTTGTAGGTTAATAGTATCTATCAATTTTGGTTTCGCTCGGCCGCCCCGATACAAACGTATTACCCCCGAACCACTGCTGTTTGGCGCGGGGGTGTGGTAGGATGGCGGGTCAGGTGGCAGCGGCGAGCGCCTTGCGAACGACTGCCGACATGCCAGGTGAGATGGTGCTGCGTCCCTTGCTGCCATGGGTCGGGACGATCAGATCAGACTGCCAAGCGGGATGCCTCCAGACCTGATGCGATGCTGTGGTTCGCTTGAGCACAGCGCCAACCTGTCTCAGCTGGCGCTCGGCGTCTCGGCACTTGAGGGGGGATGCCATGGGTCAGTCGTCGTGGGTGAACAGGGGGAGGGCGGCGATCGCCTCATCGTGGAAGGCATCGGCATGGACGCCTGCCCACCACCACGTCTCGGCGGGGCAGATCTGACCAGCGAAGCGGGTCTGGGGTGCGGTCTCTGTCTTGCGGGCGACCCACATGGTCTCCCTGGTTTCGAGGTCAGAGCACTGAGAGTAGATGGACATCGGTTGTCTGTGGTTGATGTGGTTAGTCTACAGGGCGGTCAGCGCCAACCCCGCTCCTGGTGGGCGGTTGCCCAACCGTCACGTTCCCAGCGGCGGGCGTCGTAGTCGTCGGCATCCATCAGGTCGTCGTGCTCGCAGTCGAGGAAGCGATCGTCGTACTGGGGGGCGATCTGGGAGCGGTAGGTCTGAGAGTAGGTCATGGTTCGTTTCGTTTGGTTGATGCTGTTAGTCTACAGGGTCGGGTCAGCGGATCTCTGCCAGGATGGACACCTTCTCTGCTGTCACACGGTCAAGGGTCTGGGCGAGGGCGAACACGCTGCCGAGGGTCTGGGCGAACATCAGGCAGATGCCAGCGATCAGGGAGAGGCGGATCAGGTTTGCCATGGTTGTCTGTGGTTGATGCTGTTAGTCTACAGGGTCAGCGCCGCCGATCAGGCGAGGCAGTGACGGTTCACCCACTGTCCCAGGGAGAGGGGGCGGATCACCAGGGCGCTCACCATGGCACGGCGGGAGACACCTTCGAAGCGGTAGACCTTCCTGCTGCTGGTGAACTGTACCCGAGCGGTGCCCGTGATAGGATTGACGGTCAGGCGATGGATGGCGCTGCTGTTCTGACGGATTCGGAAGATCATTGGTTGGTTGTTTGAACTGAGAGAAGTCTAGACGGTCAGGGCTGGGGTCAGGGGGCAGCGTGTGCCACCCCCTCAACCGTCCTAGTAGTCGCTGAAGATGTGGCAGGAACGATAGGACGTGCCATCATCACAAGAGGTGAAATCGTAGCGCAGGTTCTGATCGTAAGTTGCCTGCCAATCAATCACCAAACCATCGGGAACATCCATGGTTTCGTTGTAGAAATCCTCAGCGAAGTCTGCCTCAGAATCGTAACACCCACGGTAGCGATCATCGCAACCTTCGATGTTATCAATGCCATCTTCATCAGCGAGTGCATCTACTGCCTCGTATCCGATCGCTTCACCACAGCGAACATACTCTTCGTAAATGTTAACGAAGGTGCTCTCGTTGTAGTTATCAATGAACTCCAGAATGTCATCCAGAGCATAGTTCTCTTCGAGCAATTCTTCGATCTTCTCAACAGTTTCGGTGCTGAGAACTTCTTTGTAGTTAGCGGTCAAAGTGACAGACATTTGTGAAGTGAAATGGTTTGGAGTGGGGCACCGATCTCCCCTACGGTGGTGAAGGATCTTACCGCCAGACCTGTCCCGATGGCGGGTGGTTTCTGGGGAGGGTTCGCTTCTGAAGGTAGTATGGAGCAGATCGGGGGGAAAGTCAAGCGGTCTGTGCCACTTGTTGAACTGTCACATCCCGTTGAGCATGTCGTAGATCGCCTCCCGATACTCTTCCTCGGTCTCGAAGATGCGACCGTGCACGTTCTTGGGGAACTCGCCCAGGTTGGCGGGCGTGGGCACGTAGTCGCGCTCCTTGTCGAGGATCTGTTGGACGTAGGGGTTGGAAGTGGTTTGTTTCATGCTGTTAGTCTACAGGGTCAGGGGCGGGATGCGAGGGGGCTTGTGCCACCTTGCCAACTGGTCAGGGCAGCATCGCCAGACGCTCAGCGATGCGAGCGCGATTCTGAATCTCTTCAAGCGAGGGTTGCTGTTCAATCCAACGCATCTCACACTTAGAGTAATCGTATCCCTGAACTTCGAGATCTTTCATGTATGCCACAGCGGCAGAGTGATAATCGAACAGGCGCAGGGATGCGAAATCCTCGCCTTCGTAATCCCATCCACCGATGACAGCGTAGGCGCGGGGGGTGTCGGTCATGTCGTTTGTTTGAACTGGAATCAGTATAGGGGTTGACTGGGTGGGATGGGAGTGGTAGTGTGCCACTCCCTCAACTGTCACTCCTCAGGTCCGAAGCAGCACTCAAGGCAGAACGCCTCCAGCTCTGCATCGTCATCCATGGGCCAGGGCTGATCAAAGATCTCACCCTCGCAGTCCTGGATCTCATCCCAGAGGCAGGTGTCGAAGTCCATCGGGTCGTTTGCTGTTGACTCCCTTAGTATAGGGTCAGCAGCGCCCCCTACAACCCCCCTGTGTGCCACCTGTTGAACTGGCCGCGGCGACCTAGACAGACGCCCCCTAGGCGACTAACCTAGAGGGCGGGAGGGGAGGGAAGCAAGGGGCAGCAGCGAGTAGTATGGGCGAACTACTCGCGGCCGCTCAGTTTGTTATACTAACACATGGCGATAATCAATGGATTTGATACACCAACCCATCGCACATGTAACCTCTTCAACTAGATCATCTTCATCATCTGCCTCCCAGATGTGACCTACCGTGTCACCGATGATGTCTGCCTTCTCATCAATCGTAAGGTCTTCATCATCAAAATCAAACTCAATTTCAGTGATTTGATACAACATCACTTCACACCTTCGAGGAGTTCTTCGATCACATCTTCATCATACACATTGGCAATCTCATTGAGAACATCTTCCTCATTCAAGTGAGATAGATTTTCCACAATGGTATCATACGCAAATTGAATCAAACATTTGGTGTCCATCTCATCA